GAACTTCATACCTTCAATAAATTGAGCATCTTTTAAAGGCATCCCAACCTTCTCAAATTCTAAACCAGCATCTAAAATGGCAATCCTTTGAGCATTATTTAATCCTGTATTTGCCTCTTCCCATGCATCACGAAGAACATCTTTCGCTTCTTTACCAAGTGCTTGTTGCGTTTTTAATATCCCACTATGCGCTGCACCGTTTGTAAAGAACTTACCTTTAAACTTTTGGGCCGCCTGCGAGCTACCTATAGACTCCCTTGCAATTTGAATAGGCGGTTTCCCCTTTAAACCATCAGTAGATAATGTAGTAAGATGAATAATGTCATCATCAGGTATTTTTATAGGTGTACCGTCTGGCAAACTAGTGAAATACCATAACTTATTAGTCTTTAGGTCCACAGTTGGCGTTGTAACAGCTGGATTCAGTACCCATAATTCTTTTGGTCTCCCATCCATACCCCAATGAATGTTGATGTAGGCATTTCCCCATGTATTACGGTGTGTTTCTATTAAATGTTTAAATTTGAATGGACTTTGATAAGGGTTTGGTCTTCTTTCTAGAACAAAAGACACTTGATGTGCCTTATCACGTTCCCTTCCCTTCGCTGTCTTTTTAAACGTTTGAAACGGAAGCATCGCAACACTATTTGCAAGGATGTTAATACACCGATAAACTGTCGGAACACCTAAAGAGGACTCAACCGTTACCTTTTCACCGCTTGCGGCTTGATATCCAAATAAACTTTTAAACCAAGGAGAAGGATTTTTTAAATCCGTCGTGTCCTGATTCCTAAATAAATGCCGAAAAATCAAAAGTTTCACCTCCTTTCTATCTTCTTATCATCACCACCCCCAACATTGTGAGAATAACACCTAGTAAATACCATCCGTATATTGGATTAATAAAAAAAGTCGTCCCTATAATAATGGACAACCCTGAAACAAATAAAATATCATCTAAAATACTAAAAAAGAATCTTAAAAACCGCATGTAATTCCTCCTAGAATGAGAAATTTTGACTTAAAATATATGAATTTAAATCCATCTCACCAGAATTGAGCATACAGCGAACGTGTGAGTTAATTACAGCCGCTATCGGGTCAATTCTTTCTGTTGCCTTTGACTTGTCCAACATAATGTTTTCGTTGGCATCTTGTTTAGTAACTGCATTTCCAATTGCCCAATTCAACACTGGATTGTTATTATGAATAATTTTCTTTTGATACACTTGCTCACGAAAGTCTTTTGTGGGTCCTGATAAAGTAGCCATACCTTGTCGGATTTCTACAACTACATACCCTTCCGCTTCCATGTCTTGCATAAATTGAGTTGCATTCCATGGATCAGCACATATTTCCTTTATTTTAAAATCATTATCTGATTCCATAGTTTTTATATATTCTTTGACAAAATTATAGTCCACTACTGAACCAGGTGTTACAGTAATCCAACCTTGCTGCGCCCAAATGTCATATGGTACTTTATCTGTTTTCATTTTTTCGGATAAAGTATCCTCCGGTATAAAACTATGACTAATTACAATGTATTTTTCATCTTTCTTAAATTCAAAATCCACACTAGTCAAGTCAATTTTTGCTGATAAATCAGCCCCTACTGTGCATTCCATACCTTTTAATTCAGATAGCTCTATTACTTCATCACACTTATTCCATTTGGACATATCCATATAACCATTCTCTTTCCTGTTAACCCATATATTCATACGTTTTGTTAGAAAAGAGCGCATTTTTTCAGGGTTATCAAGAGCGACTTTTAAATCACTTCGTAGCTTCTTCATCCCAGCTTCATAAGTTGCTACTATTGGATTAGCTTTTATCCAATTAGTTTCATCCTTGATATCATCATCTTTATCAAGTTCACAAATAACAACAAAATACTCATCATTTTCCACACCTAAATCGTTTGGATCTAATATCCTCGAACAGTATTTATACTCCTTGTAACAAGGGCCATTGATATTAAATCCCGCTGTGGTGATAATGAACATCAATGTATTCTCACGTGCACCCATTCCTGAATCAATTACATCATAAATCTCGCTAGTATCATGAGCATGATATTCATCAACGATACCAAGCGATGGATTTGTACCATCACCAGTCTTTTTTGCTTCTTTAGAAAGTGGTGTTATTGTTGAACCACTTTTTATATGCGTGATTTTCCCATAAGAGTCCTTATATTTTTTAGATAACATATCACAAGCGCCTAGTTGTTTTAAAATATCATTGTACACAAGGCTTGATTGTTGTCTATCCCAACCAGCTATATAACATTCTTCTTGTTGGTCAGATAAAAAAGTTATATAAGAAGCAATAAGGGCCAAGAATTGCGATTTTGCATTTTTTCGTGCAAGTTCAATAAATACACGTAGAAAACGTCTATTATTTGTAGTTTTAATAAGAAAACAAAATATATTAGCTGCTACGAATAACTGAAAATCGGTTAATTCAATATATTGCCCTGCTAATACACCTTTAAAATGTTTAAATTGCTTGCACCACTCATAAAAATCATATAGCTGTTCAATATCAAAATAGAATGGACACTCATCCTCTTGTGTACGTTCTAAATCTCTTAAAAAACGCTCACAAGCCCATTTATGTTTCTTACAAGCCAATATGTTACCGTCCGAAATATCATAAACATATTGCATTAGTCTTTCTTCTAACCTCATACCCTATCACCAAACCGCTTTTCTGCATTGGTTTTAGGTTTGTCGTCACCCTTAGGTTTTGCCAAAGATGCTCTGGAACTTGGTGTTAACCCAAATTCAATTGCTAACGACTTCATTTGCTCATGCAATTGTTTCTTTTTAGTTAATAAAGGGTGTGGCACTTTATTGGTTTCAGCTGCTTTATTTGTGTACTCTACCATTAACCCTTCTTCACTAATAATTTTTGTACATTCAACATAATCAGAGTAGGCATCACAATAAGCCGCCAAAGCATTAATATCTACATTTGTAATAAGATCTAATTCCATTAATTCTTTAGAAATACGATTGAATTCTTTTTTAGCTACTGCATTTAACCAAGTTGGAGCTTTTATTCTATTCGTTTTCGGTTGAATACTCTGCTCAGCCTTCACTCGTTGTTCTATTTCCTGTTTAGTTAATCTGTTTTTATTACCTTCAAGTATTTGCAAATGAATCGGTTTCGCTTTTCGTCCCATGTGAACCACCTCCTTTAGTTGAACCCCCTTTTATGAAATAAAACGAATTTTTTGCACGGAAAGCTAGGCGGCGGTCTCCAGGGATTCGCCTTTTGCTTTTTCATGGTGGGGGGTTGTTTGTAAATTTTTTCTTTCCAATCATTTTCTGTTTTTCTTCTCGTCTTCTTTTGTTTTTTGTTATGGCAAGCATGACAGAGTGTTTGTAAGTTAGTTGGTTCTAATCGTTTTGACCAATCTACTCGAATAGGTATGATGTGATCGACTACATCACCTATCTTAATGATGTCATTACTTCTACATTGAACACATAAACCATGATCTCTACGATAAATAAGCTCACGCATATCCTTCCACAATCTTGAGTTGTAGAATGAACGTGAGCTTTTGTTTCGTATGTACTTGTCATAGTATCTTGTGTTCTCTTGTACTTTATCTTGGTGCTTAATACAATACTTATCCCGTGTCAGTTCATTGCAACCTAATGACTTACACGGCTTGAATGGTTTACTTGGCATGTGTACCACCTGACGCTTTAGGTATTGTTATACCATTACATTTAGAACAACGATTACCAGCGCCTGTTACTATATCTATTGTTGATTCATCACCGCAATTAAAACATTCACACTTCATTTGGTTTCTATTCTTCCATTTATAAAACAACTTCGCTATATTAAACCCAAGAAGAATAATCCAGAAAGGAGCGAGACAAATGGTAAATGCAATAGAAATGATAAATGTACTTACTATATATACACCGTCATGTTTCTTTCGTTGTCCAACGTTTCTCGCAACTGGATACATTGTAATGGAACTATAAAGTAAACCAATAATAAGATAGGTTAATATCATCATTTACTTCCCTCCATCTTCTTCCTCAATCGTTTCATTTCATCCCCGATGGCCATATTCTTTTTATTAATCCGCTCATGACACTTAGCTATATCCGCTTGATGTTTACGAATCTTATCGTTCACATATGCAGCAACATGCTCATGGCCACAATGAGGACAAATATAGAAACACTTCTCAATTCCTTTTGGAAGCTGTGCTACTTGTGGTTGCATATCGTAATCTTCATTGCAGTTAGAACAGTAGACTTGCATTTATCCTCACTCCTTATTCTTCTAATAAACCCTGAATAAGCTTATTTATTACACTTACACTAGATTCTCTCATCTCATTTATTGTTGTATTATTAGCGATGTGTTCAGTTATTTCAACGAATTGTTCTAATGAATGTTCACTCGTACACTTCTCAAGATAATTCCCAAACTCATCTTCACCTAATGCCACATTAAACATACTAATAGCGACAGCTATCTCAGTCTTAGTTAATTCCATTATCTTCACTCTCCTTTAAAAGAATATTCCGATTATATATTTACAAATAAATACAAATTGTTATAATAAAGTTAACATTGCCATCAGGAAAAGTGATTCGCCCCCATGCGAGTTGCTTTTCCTTTTTTGTGGCTATTGTTTTAAAAATTCATTTATTGTTTTATTGAGCAAACTAACCATTGCTTCTCTTCTTTGCTTTGGTGTTGTGTTATCTTCCATCTCATTAAAGATAGGAAGCACACTTTCTAATTTTTGTTTATCGATACGCTCATTTACAAGATCTGTTCCTAACATCGAAATGAATGTGCTGATTATAACCGCTTGTTCTTGTTTAGTTAGTTTCATTTATTATCACCTCAGGTTAAAACCTTTCCTTAATTTCGATAAGCTCACTAACTTTTTGAGCTATCGTTTTACCATTTAAAACAACAGGTACTTCTATAAATAAAGGATTTATTTCATTCGTAAATCTACCCATAACACTTCCCAACTTCTCGAATGCTTCCACACATTCATTAACCGCGGCAGTCAATTCCTTAACGTTCTCTTTCGCTTCTTTTGTATCAACTTCTACCTTCACTGATAATGCGCTCTTTTGTTCACTCATTTTTCATCCTCCTTTATTAGCAACACTTTTATACAATTTGTTCTAATTCAATTTTTCCTTCTAAATAATAAATTAGATTCAATAACAATAATGCTTCTCCACTCTCCACACCGAGTTTATATTCAACTTCCTTTATCTTATCGGCGCATCCACTCTTAATCGCTTCTTCTCTTTTTACCACTGCTTCATATAGTTCCTTATTGTTCTTTTTAAGAACTTCATGAAGTACTTCCACAGTTAGAACTCGTTTCTTAGCCATCTTTTTTCATCCTCCTTCAAAATAAAAAAGCACCCGAATGGATGCTTTATGATTAATTATTTGTTTACACTTCAATTACGGTAAATGAAGTTTTATTCTTCTCCCAATTACCTAATGTCGTTATATTCATCTGCTGCAGCAATATTAAGTAACTGGAAGAAGAGCAAAAGCCCTTCTCCGCTTGCATAACATAATTTACAGTTGGATGTGAAATCAAGAAACAACTATTCATCCCATCTGCAACCATCGCCACCGGTTATGACGATCCATTTTCAATTATCAGGAATTTTGTGAGCAATGTTTTCCGCCATTTCTCACAATACAAATATATCACGTGAATTCCAAAACAACCGGCACATTTACTGCCAAAAAGCGGTCACGACTCTGCCACTTATTTTTATATTCTTCTCTTATTAATTTTATCTTAATGAGTTACCCATATCTTATATTGTGTGTAACTGAGCCATAAGCCACAGCCCTTGCTATCATTGATTTCATTTCACTTTCTCTTTTGAGTTACACAGTACGAAAATTATGAGTAACTGTATAAATTTAAAAAGAAAAAAGCAATGATTAGATTTTAAACCTAGTCATTGCTTTATCCATTGCATCTTGGTTTACACCTATGTAACGTAACGTGACCTTCTCTGATGAGTGATTGAATATCTCCATGAGTAATGCTATGTTTTTCGTTTGCATGTACATATGATACCCGTACGTCTTTCTCAGTGTATGTGTTCCTATTTCATCTAATCCAAACTCTGCCGCTGCCTCACTTAATATCTTATATGCCATACTACGACCAATAGGACGATTCTTACCTTGTCTACTTTGTAACAAATACTCATCATCTTCTCTTTCTTCAATGAACCATTTAAACTCTCTTTTCAATGCTGCAGTGATTTGTATTCGTTTCTGTTTTCCTGTCTTCTTTTCTCTCATAGAGATATGACTACCTTTGACATCTCCTACCTTCAATTTCAAAATGTCCGAGATTCTTAAGCCTGTATTGATTCCCATAATGAAGAGAATGTAATTACGCAAGCTCTTCTCCTTAAAATAATCTTTTAGCTGCTGTATTTGCTCTGGATCACGTATTGGTTGAACGAAATTCATTATTCATTACCTCCCGTTTCTTCTGTCTCGTAAACTTCTAATCCAAGTGCAAAAGCAAGTTTATAAAACGCCTTAGACTTCCAACGTCGATAAGTACGCTCTGACATCCCTATTTCGTTATAAACCATGTAATCACATACATCCTCTTCTTCTAAATAACGTTTATAAATAATATCCCTTTGGATAATTCCTGCACGTCCATTTCCTAATCGATTTAGAAACTGATCAATACGTAATGACATTCTTTCAAGCCACTCTTCTCGTTTGCTTTGTTGAATATTTGCTATAGCAACATCTTCTAATGGCTTACCAACTGTATGTGTAGGACCATGCTCACGTATTTCATAAGAAGGAGTGACTTTCATTTCTTTACGCATCATCCCAAATTGTCTATGTATACGTACGCTTTCCAACACACCTTCTAATTCCTCTTGTGTCGCTGTTCTATCAATTTTTGGTAAGAAAGATAATTGTTTAGTCATGTAAGACCACTCCTTTTTATTTTTGAATTACTTTTGTCTTAAAGCTCCACGTCTACGTTCATAACGCGGACCATGGATTCCCATTAACCCTTCAATATCACGAGTGCTTAACTTCTCTTTTCGTTTCTTTTTAGCTTTCTTTTTCTCTTGATTCGATTGCTTTTTCCACTCACGTAACTGATCCTTTAACCCCTTCATTTCCCCATCTCCCTTTTCAAAATAAAAAGGACACCTATTCGTAAAACAGCCATAATTGCTGCTTTCATGAATTGGTGTCCTCTAGTTTTCTAGCCGGACTATATTCTGTTTGCATTCACTTTAAAATACCAGCTTGTACAAAAATATTTCTCCAAGCTTTATTCACTTGATACTTTTCCACATCTTTTGCACGACGAGCAATTGCTTTTCGAATTTTTCTTTTCTTCAAAGCTTTCATTCTCTCAGCCTCACTTTCTATTTCATTAGTTCTTTGCAACCTTCAAGAAAGTCAATAACTTCCTGAACATGCTCCTTTGTTGCCATACTTTCCAATACGTATCCTGCATCGTTATAAACATTAACCTTATTTCCTGTGAACTCCATTCCACACATTCCATCTGCACCTAATAGCTTTACGTTATCTTCCATTCTTTTAACCTCACTTTCTATCCAAAGGATTATTTTGTTCTAAATTTTCCGCCCTCGTTTTTCTCGAAGTAATTGGTAATTACGTATAATGACGCCCTTAACGTTATTTCTTTCCTCTATATCATTGGCGATTGCAAATATCATATTTCTGTTCATTTTCTTAGTGATCGTTATTGTAGCGCTACTCTCATACTCACTTTTGTCTTTTTCATCATAAAAAGTGTAATTAATAAAATACTCACAATATCTTGCTCTCATTTCCCTCTACCTCCTTTTTAGTATCGAAAAGAAATATAACTCGGATCTACCACACTAGTTACAAATGATTTGCTATAAAAATACTTTGATTTAACATGAAATGTTCTGCATAGTACTTGTATTTGATTAAACGATGGGATAATTCTTGACCGCTCTATCTCAATCAACTTATTAATATCAACCTCTAACAATTCAGCAACTTGTCCTTGAGTCATTCCGAATAAATGCCGAAGTTCCGTTAACTTCTCACCGTTAAAATTACTCACAATATTTCGGTCCCTTCTGAATAAAACTCAATATTTCGTTAACACTATAGGTGAGGAATTTTTACATACCCGTTAATTCCTCCCTTTTTTTAAGGGTTGGGCAGTTAGTTTCCGCTAGCTGTCCTTTATTCATTTGAATAATTAGCATAACTTTGTGCATACTATCTATAAGCTGCTTTCTTAACAGTGTTGGCAGCCCGGAATCTTTTGTCAAAAGGAGTAGTTAGCTTTTGCTAGCTGCTCTTTTATTTTTTTACAACATCTTTTGGGCAAGCACGTAAAATGTATGGCAATTCTCCTGTTTTAGATAAACCAAAGTCCCCTAATCTCGATACCATTACCACGGTATATTCTTCTCCTTTATAGAAAACTTTTTCACCTTTTAAAATACCGTTATAACCAACTATCCTGTTGTATCCATACATTGTTACACCTTTTAATTTCTTATCAAGTTCAATCATTGCAATTGTCTTAATACCATCATTATTCTCTTCTGCTTCATGCCACTTTATATCTTCCAATCTTTATTCCCCCTTGAATAAAGCCCAAAATCTTGGCCATACTATAAATAACACTTAATGATTGAACTTTCTTCTTAACGTTTCTTTCGTAGAGCAGTTAGCCTTTGCTAGCTGCTCTTTTATATTCCTGTAATTCCTTCTCGAGTCTTTCAATATGTTCATCCCTTATTTGAACATCATCTTTTAAAAACTCAATTTCCTCTTTAAGTTTCATCCGTTCGTTAAACAATTGGCGATATTCGTGTATAGATGAATCACGACTTGCTCTAAGAAGCCCAATTTCTTTATTCCTCTGTTTAAGCTGCTTTACAGCATGATCGAAATCAGCTTTTAATAATTGATACTTTGTAGAGCCTTTCATCCTAGCACCTCATTTCTCTACAAAATGAAATTTTTATAATAAACCTTCAATCTTGGCTATCGCTTCAAATATCGGATAGATCTGTTGTGGCACCACCGCATTACCCAGAAACCTCAATCTATCTTCGTCCAATCTTGTGGCAGTCCCATCATCCATTCCACAAATTGAGGGTTGATTTTCTTCCCAATATGTTCTGGAAAGTGTTCCCCTATTGACCCCGGCAATGTTTTCCCGTGGCTGCCGTTTGCTTCTGAAGGGCACAACTCTCGGATCGGCTTGTAATTTTGACTTGTCGTTGGAGTGGCCAACAATAAATGTCCGGTATCTTTGATGTGGCGCCCCGACACTGACAGCCGGTAATACGAACGTCCTTGTCGAGTAGTTTTCTTCTTCCAAGTCGGAGAGCACGGTGTCCAAGCCCATTGTGACGTGTCCAGCAACATTTTCTCCAACAAACCAAGTGGGTCCGAGTTCTCTGATGAGTCGGAAGACTTCTGGCCATAACCATCTTTCGTCTTCTGCACCTTTTCTCTTTCCGGCCATGCTTTCTCCCTGACAGGGATATCCTGCTGAAATAACTCCAATTGAATCAACGTCAACACCTCCATCTAGTAATGATTGTTTCGTAAGTTTATATAAATCCGGGAAAATAGGAATGTTAGGATAGTTCTTTCTAAGTACTTTCTGATTGAACTCTTCTATTTCGCAAAAGGCTGCTGTATCAATCCCAGCCCAATCCGCTGCCATGCTTATTCCTGCAATTCCCGAACATAGATCTAACATTTTCATACCCTATTCCCCTTTGTTTTAAAATAGCGTTTTTATAAAAAACTTTTCACCTTTTCATCAGACAAGCATATATTATTGTGTAGGGCACTCCAGTCCATACGTTCAAACCTTTTAGTCTAGAAGCACACTTATATGTGTGCTCTTTTTTTATTTATTTTCAAATAACGATTTTGTTCACTTTTTCGTCACATATATAACGATCTCAATATGTTAGAATATAAAAGTCCTTTTTTTAGTATTATTCTCAAAAAAGTCCTAGTCCCCTAGGACCTTTTTTATTTTAAATAAAGATTTTATTTTAATTTTTTAAAATCCCGATTTGTGATAGAATAAGCCCATATCAATCTTTTTACTTTCACTTTAAAGATGATACTTCGCTTTTGGCCCTAGTTTGTAGGGCCTCTTTTTAACTAAACAAAGATTTTGTTAAAATCCCACTTGCCTCTTTTCTTTAATGACATGCTCCATAACTCCAAGTAAGGCATACAATATAAAAAATTACTCGTGAAAATCTGATTACGATTTTTTAGATTTTCTATATCTCATAAGACATTCACCTACCTTACTAAGGGTGCATATAAAAATGCACTCTTTTTATTTATTGTTAAATAAGGATTTTGTTTAAATTTCTTTAACCTTATTAATTCCTTTGCATAAAGTATTATCACAAGAAATTCAATAAGTGCTCCGGTCTAGTTACCTTGAATTTCTTGCAAACCTTGTGGGAAGAATCCGTTTATAACAAACGGATTCTTTTATTTATCCATCATAAAATAACTATTTTGTACTAATTAACTCCCAATCAAATGTTTCTAATATATTCAACAATCGTTCCACTTTTGGTGCTCTCCAAGCCGTCATAGCGTAAGTATGTGCTTTTGAAGTATAGTGGTAGTGATTTAGTTTAAGATGATTTTTCGCTTCTTCTTTTGTTAAAAACATTGTGTCAGGAACAATGAAACCTTCTTCTTTCATAAAAGCTGTATCAAAGTAACCATCATTATTTAAATTACTTTCTACATACTCCCATAACTCATCGAATCTCTCGCCTTCATCATACACAAGCACCCTTAATCCCTGGTCTTCATCAATTTCTACACTGTAATATTCCACCAAGAACTCTTTCAAATCACTAAACTTATGAAAAGTAACATGATCACCATCATTAAAGAATCGTTCATCTTCCCCACTGTCGTATTTTTCACTAGCTGGAACCATTCGATAATCTTTAATAACCCAAAACCGTGGCGATGCATTTCCGTCAGTTTCCTGTGTTTTTAATTCCTGCTGCAACTCTTTTAAAAATTGAATATCCTTGTTCATTTCCCATTCCCCTTTACGAATAATCTTTTTTACATTACACATACTATCCTCAAGCCAGTTACACTCTTTTAAAACGGAGACTTCCCCTCCGTACTGTTTAGGCACACGGCAGGTAACTTAGTCAACTACCTGCCATTTTCTATTCAAATAACGCTTTTGTTTAGTTTTTAAAAACCTATGCTAACGCAATCAAAACACCGATATAGAGGTCTATTTTTATATGTCCAATAATTTATTCCGTATAATTTACTGACATCCACCTTATTCCCGCAAATATCGCACTTTTTCACTTTTGTAAGTCTCCACCTTTGTTTCTTCATCCATAACTCCTCCGTTTTTATACAAAATTCAAATTTTATATTAATTTTTTATAAAGATTGATAAAATATATTCCCTTCACCCAAAAACCCTTATATACTAAAAGTGCAAATGTTATATTTGCCAACATTCCATTTTTTTGTACGACAACCTTTTGATTGAAGGCTAGGTGAAATCCTAGCCTTTTTTCATTTCACATCAACACGGTTTTGACTTGCTTCCCGACTAAATCCATCCGGATATCTTTTAGCTAGTTTTGCAATATTCATTTCAGCAATATCTTGTAACGTATATCCCAGTTCGTGCGCCATAATTGATACATAATACATAATGTCTCCAAGTTCTAAAGCTAATTTATAAGTGTTTCCATCCTCCTCTCCTGGACAATGCGATGGTTGGAAACCATGTCCATGATAAATTGCTTTTTTAACAATATCAGCAACTTCACCAGCTTCTCCTGTAAGCCCTAAAGCTGCATTTGAAACACGTCCTCCAAAATCAGTTTTGTTATTCCAAGTACGTAAAGTTGCTTCCTGATAATCGTTTAATTCACCGATTGATAAAATGCTTGCAATCTGTAAAACCGTAGCTTCTTTTATAACCTGTTCACCTTTTCTTGCTTCACTAATTAATTTAGTTGCTTCCAATACACCGTTTTCCATAACTTTCATTTTCATCTACTCCTCTTAACTAATATTTTTATTTTTGGACTTAGCTGGTGTTGTAGCTGCTTTTAACGGGTCCCATCCATAACTCAATCTAGATCTGAAAGTACTTACACTTATGCCATTGGATTCAGCAATCTTAACAAGTTCCTTCCTGTCCATTTGTTTACGCGTCGGAATACTTGCCGCATCTTTAGGATCCCAACCATTATTTACCCTGCTATAAAAAGTACTTGAATTAATTCCATTTTTTTCAGCTAACTTTAGCCATTTATTGTGTTTCCCCTCGCCCATATGCCAATATGTTCTTGGTGGTGTCGTTAATGCTTCTTGCAATTCCCAACCGTATCTGTACATCCTCATGTAAAGAACTCTTCTACTAATACCATTTGATTCAGCTTGTTTATATTCCTCATCAGTTAACCAACGATTGAAAGCCATCAATTTCCCCTCCTAATCGAGTGCCAAAAATTCGGCTCTGTTACGGTTCGAATAAGTTATCCTAATCTTCTGAATACCTTTCCCATGCTCTTCTATAGCTGCATTCCAAGCTTCAACTTCAGTCTTAGCATCAAAACAATCCATCTTTTGCCGTTCTTCTTTATCGTAAAAATGGACTTCATAGCTTGGATTCAAAAACTTTTCACTGGTACTTATCGCGTCATAGTTGAAACTACCCATAACATCATCAATAGTTAATTGCTTCATAATCGCATCCCCAGTTATTTTATTTTTTCCGTGATGGTAGTTGATACACGATCAACTTTCCCACCTTGCCAAGTGATTACTTGTTCCCCAAACCCTGTTACTGGAGGATTCAGTGGAGTAACTTCACCATTTTTAACCACATAAATTTTATTATCAGTAACATCGATTTCAACTTTCGTAGGCTTCATACGACTGAAATCCTCCTTTTTCTTGTTAGCTAACTTTTTGTTGCTGTTTACGTCGTAATTCTTGTTTCATTGATTCGAATTTTATTAACCATGCTTGCCAACGCCTATCATTTTCTGCTTGCTGTTGCTTTGCTACTTCACAATTACAACCGTTCGTTTCAATTACACCTGGATAAGTTTCTTTACGAATGATGCCTGTATTACGACATGATACACACATGCTTATTCCTCCTTTTATGCTTCTACAAATCTTTGTAAACGTTGCTTCGCTATCTCTCTTCTATAACTCGCAGCTTCATTTTTTACAGTTAGACTTGTTTCAACCATTCGGTCATATGAACGTTTACCAACTTGATGTTTCAATTCTTTTGGTTCTAAATTACTCGTATACAGAGTAGGAAGTTCTTTTCTGTACCGACCATCAATGATATTGAACAATTTTTCTTCTACCCACTCCGTAGTTTTTTCTGCCCCAATATCATCTAATATAAGTAAGTCGCATTCTAAAAGAGCTCTCATAATTTGTGTTTCATTTTCTTTGTTTTCACTATTGAATGTGCTGCGAATACGTTGTAATAATTCTGGAACGCTTTGAAATACAACAATGTATCCTTTTTTAGAAAGTTCATTTACTATCGCGGCTGCTAAATGTGTTTTACCATTACCAGGTTCTCCCCAAAGTAGTAACGATTCACCTTTCCACTCTTTAAACGTCTTCACGTATTTCACTGCAACTTTATAAGCTGTCTCTGATCCATTTCTATCTAGAAACGATTCAAACGTACTTTTGGAGAACCTTTCTCCTAAGTTACTGATGCTGAACAACTTTTCTATTTCTCGTTTTTTAGCAAAATTTTGAGCTTCACGTATTTTTGCTTCTTCACGTTCTACAACACACTCACATGTAGGAAGTATTTTATTTTTGATACGTAACTGCGGAACTTCTATAGTAATTGCTGCGATATATTTATTACAATGTTCACATGTATACCCTTCCGTTTCTTCACTACAAGCCGATGTATTCACTATCCGAGTCATCACTCTTCCGATTGATTCCGACACGCTTTTTCACTCCTTTTTTAGGTTGTTGATTTAAATACTCTTCAAATTTATTCCCAAATAGGGTGGAAGGTCTTAAGTATTGGTTGTATTCTTCATTTTCAATCCAATGTGAAGCTTTGATATTAATTACCTTTTTGAAATCATCTACATTAAAACCTTGGTTAAACCGAGCTTTAATCAAATCTCTCGTTTTCTTGGTTGATACTCGATACGAAGTATTACAAGTTTCGTTGAGATAGGTTACTATCTCGACAATATATTTATTAATATCTTTTTCTAATTCTAATTCTTTTTCTAATTCTTCTTCTTTGTCCGTTTCATTACCGTTACCTGTAACGTTACAATCGTTACCCCCGTTTAATAACGCTTGTTTTTTTCTTTCACGATGTGCCGCTACACGCTTTTTGGTATCTTCTCGAATCTTATCAAGGCCTGTTAAACTTTGATGTTTACCCCAATTTGATATGCTAATGAATTGGTTATCATCAATCTCAATCATCCCGAATTGTTTAAATGTTTGTAGAGCATATCTTACGGTTTGCAATGGTCTATTAAAAATAGTAGCTAGCATTTCTTCTGTATAAGGAATGTTTTCATTTAAAAAGATGTAACCATTAGCGTTTGTTTTTCCAGCTTGAGCGAGTAATTTAATCCAAATAATTAATAAAGTGTCTGCTTCAGGCATACTTTCAATTAATTTGATTTTTTCATCCTCAAACATGTTTGTAGTTAACTTGATCCATTTAACTTCCGACAACTTATTTACCTCCTTGTACAAACCGCCACATATGCTTGTCCCCTTTTGATAATTCGTTGAATTTCGTAATGCGGATAACCATTTTTGAAATACTGTTCGATCATCTTCTTTAGTTCACCCTTGCTCTCTGCTAAGTCCCAAAATTTATTAGGTAATAGCACTTGATATTCGATTAAATCCATGTACTATTTCCCTACTTTCCGTGATATACTTATAACAATTGTTTTTTCTTAAAGGACCCACTGCCATGGGTCTTTTTATTTTGTTCTACGTCACTCCAAGCCCATCGTTTTATTGGTTCGTAAGTAATGTAAAGCAACCATATACTGCATGCGATAAACATTGCGAATACTACTAACGATGTTGTATCTTCCACTAAATCACCTCCCTTATTTATCAAACGATAATTTTGTTACAAATCTGGAATTCTGTTTTAACTAGCATTTGTCCCCACCTTTTGTGCTTCTACCCATTTAAGAAAATCTTCCGCTTTAACGCGTTTGCTTTTTCCAATTACGATTGTTGGGAAATCCTCTCTCTTCATGAGTGCGTATGCGGCTGATCGAGAAATATTTAAGAACTCCTGTACATCATCTACTTTCAGTGAAAATGGTAGTTGTTTAATTTGGTACATGTTTTTTCACTCCAATCATTTTTTTAGTTTAAATATGGATACACTATCTTATAGCGTCGCCCTTATTTGTAGTCCATAGGGCGACTTGAGTTGTAAAAAAAATCTCTCTCACTTTATTAAATCACTAATCGATACACCATAAAGTTCCGAAAGTTTTTTTAATTTCTCTACCGATAATCCTGATTCTCCTTTTTCAACGTTATGATAAGAACGTTTGAATTTCAGACCTAAAGCCTTTGAAACGTATTCTAAAGAATAACCATTTTTTTGTCTTAGAGATTTAATTCGTTGTGTATTTAGCATTTTAAGTCACCACCTTCAACTTCTAAACTTAGTATAACCAAAAGTAGCCCTAAAGGCAACTTTTTATTTTAAAAAATTTATTTTTTTATTTTTACGTTGCCATTAGGGCTACTCATTGTTACATTTAAACTAGATACTTTTTTACAAGTAGCGCGAAAGGATGTTATAGATGAATATCATAGGGGAGAGAATATTCGAGTTAAGAAAAGAACGAAGACTAACACAAGAAAAAATAGGCGAAAATATCGGTGTCAGCAAGCAAACTATTTCCAAATATGAAAAAGGGACAAAAATCCCCTCACGCGAGAACATTGAAAAATTAGCTAATTTCTTCAATGTTCCCATTGATTACTTATTCGGGAAAAGCGATAATTCCATTAAAAGTAGCAATAACATAAAAGAAATATTTGAAAGTGATGAATTGCATTGGGATGGAAGAAAGCTGTCTCCTGAGGAGATCGAAAGCGTCAAAGCGCTTTTAGAAGTAGCTATCCAAAGAATGTTAAAACAAGAAAAAAAGGATTAGCATGAGGCTAGTCCTTTTTTTGGTTCCATTTGCTGCATGACTTCCCTTAATTCATTATCAGTAATGAATCCTTGTTTATGTATTTCTTTCAAAGCATGAAGAGTGTCATTTTCTGAGACTTTATCCCCTAATAAATATTTAATCATGGATTTTATTTTTTCTTCACCACTTACTAACAATACGAACTCCTCCATCCCAATAATTATGTGATTCTTTTAACAAACTGTGCATTTTTGTAACGTTTTTCAAAAATGCATACCCCTTAAAAAGCACTCAAGACGCTACTTAATAGTAGCGTCTTGAAAAATAATTTATAAATTTTTAATGAGTTCCTGGATCAACCATTAGATATGTAGTTTCTGCTTTACTTGAATGTGCTTGTGAAGTATCTTTGTTTTGTTCAACTGCTCCTAGTAGTCCTAAAACACATACCATTGTAAGAATAATTTTTTTCAACCTACTTCACTCCCTCTTTAATTAAAAGACGTGTTACCAAATTCGAATAGAATACATTCCCATTATTAGCGAATTTTTCTAAAGCCTCTTTGAGAACCATTATATCATTTCTATCTACAAAAAATAAATAATATAATTTAAATGCAGACAAAGTTTTTCCTTGTCTTTTTAAGTCTTCAAAATAAGCTCTAGCTTTAACTCCTGAACCAAATTTAGCATCAAAGAAAGCTTTTTCCGCTTCTCCTACAAAATCCCAATCTATTTTATCTACATTTATTCCATACTCAATTCGCAAAAAAGCTAATGTGCTATGAACTGCACGATACATTTTACTATAAGTAGTAATACCTAATTTTTTTATTAACTTTAGGCTTTCCAAAAAGTACGTTTCTGCCTGAAAAGGATTTTCAAATATAAATGACTCCCCTAAGCAACTCAACGCTTTAGCCTTTATAACTGAATCTTCCGGGGCAGATTTTATTATACTATTACAAATGTCCCTGCATTCTTTTGTTTTATTACTAAACAAATTAATATGAGACTTACGATCATCATGTTGCAAATCCAAATGTTTTTTTATAAATGCATTCTCTACTAATGGTAAGTTTTGATCGATCTTTTTAGAATACGGGACCATAGCCATGAAATTACTACTATCATACAGCGCAAACCCATGTAACATGTCTACTATTATTTGATAGTCAACATTTTTAGAGTATGGTAATTCATCTAATTTCCTTTTTAATTCTTCTCCTTCTAACTTGTTCAAATTTCTTTGATTGTATAAATCATACAAATGTAGATATTTGTTTATTTTCCCTTTTTTATCGCTGCTAATATGTTTTTTTATTAATTTTTTCATTAGTTGATACTCACCGACTGTTTGGCAGTAAGACAGTGCCTTTTTTATGTTTAAATCACTCTCGCAAAGCAATATAAATTCTCTAATTTTCTTTCTACGTTCTGTCCAATTTGGATACAAGTCGGGAGCAATTAATAAGAATGACTCTAACTTCATTTCTTTAATTTTCCCATTTAAAATCCTATTAAGATTAGTTCTATCAATCTCTGCTTTTTTTGCTAATGTACCAATATCCAACTTAAGATAATTGATATGCTCCTGTAAGTTCTTAATAAAGCTCTTCATTCTAAAATTCCCTCCCAAATCAGAACCCAAAACATATCCCTTTTTTCTCAATAGGAAAATGAATCATAATTTTCTTTATACTTATGAAGTATGCTATACTATGTACTGACTCATGGAAACTTTCCCTATCTAGGCTAGGGTTAAATGTTATAGTTGTGTGGCCTCACATCTATAACACCGTGGGTCTTTTTTTATTCATTCTTTCACTAAATTCAGTTTATCATAAGATTTAGAATGTTCGTTCTGATTGTGGTCAAATCATGTTGAGAAAGTTGTTTTCAAAAATTCTATTTTTCACTAAGAATATTTTACCATCAAAAGAACATTTGTTCTATATATTTTTACCGAAATGTCAATTTGTGTGATATTTATAATTATAAAGACAAAATCCGTGACATGTATAGTCTAAAAATTCTCATGTATTTATACTAAAACTATGAATACATTTGGAGAAAATTTAAAAAAGTTTCGATCAAGTCGTTCCCTTACTCAATCAGAGTTCGGTGAAAAAGTACAGTTAAGTCGTAGTCAAGTTGGTAATTTAGAAATTAACTATAATCAACCTGATCTCGACACTCTCGATCGCATTGCAACGTATTTAGGTATTTCTGTTGATGCGTTAATGGGTAGAACGAGTACACCACATGAAAAGAACATAGCAAATGCCCTCGATGAAATTCAAACGGTTTTCGCAGGCCTGGATGAATCTCAACGAGAACAATTCTGTAAACAACTCGTTTTATATGCAAAGTTCCTTAAAACTCATAACGAGCTGTTATGAGTCGATTGTAGTAGAAAACATTTCCAATCGCAACGGTAAAAATTAACAGATTTTTATCAACAAAAAAAGAGAGCACTTAGCTCTCTTTTTTATATTCCTGTGCCTGGATCTTTTATGTATCCTCCACCTACTCCAGGATCATATATACCCATTCCACCACCTGGATCTTTTCGATATCCTCCACCCGGATTGGAATCATACTTCAATTGACTTCCACCTAAACCACCTGGATCAAAGTTATCCCTTCTCATTTTCTTAAACCTCCTGGTTCTTTTCTCCATCCTCCACCTGGATCAGCTGTATACCCGCCACCAGGTCCTGGATCGGGAATCACCTTTGAACCACCTGGGTCTTTTATATAGCATTCCATAATCTCATTCTCCCCTTTCTTTTACACACCTGTCCCTGGACCAGAAATCAGTTTCCATCCTGTCCCAGGATCTTCATTGCATTTCAAACCACCACCGCCTGGTTCATTGTGCCAGCCTACACCTGGATCAGTAACTTTATGTCCACCAGGTTCTTTTGTGAACTCTCCCATTTTTTATCCCCCTTTCTTTTTGTGTATAAATATTGTAGCTCACTTCTTTTATATCTGTAAATTTCCTTTTACAGAAATTAGGCTTACATGCTATCATTTCTTATACCACTACCACATATCACAGCTTGTATCTAGAAAACGACTATGACGAGGTGAAAAATCATGGCATACTTTCGTAAACGTGGTGAGAAGTGGTCTTTTACCATGGATGTCGGCAAAGACCCTATCACAGGTAAACGGAAACAAATCACTAAAGGTGGTTTTAAAACAAAGAAAGCTGCTCAAGAAGAAGTGGCTAGGGTAACAAATGATTTAGCAAATGGAGATTATGAGAATAGTGATATTCGCTTTTCTCAGCTCGTTGAAATCTGGATGCAAGAGAAAGAATCATCATGTAGACCATCAACATTGTATCAGTACAAACGCATTCTACGCTCGCGTGTAATGCCTGAATTCGGCGAGAAGAGGTTATCAGATATAAAACCTCTAACCGTGCATAATTTTCATCAGAAGTTGCTTAAAGAGGGTCTAACTACAAAATACATTTCATCTGTTGATGTTATGTTAAAACAAATTCTTGATAAAGGCGTAGAATTAGAGATGATTAACTCTAATCCTGCTAAGAAAGCAAAACGTCCGAAAGTAAAAAAGAAAGCGCAAGCTAGTTGGACAGTTGAAGAAGCGATGAAGTTTATGGAGCATGCAAAAATACAAGGAAGCTACTATATTGCATTTGTTTTAGCTTTGCATACAGGCATGCGGATCGGAGAAGTATTAGCTTTACAGTGGGATGATATTAATTTCAAAAACAAGACTATTCATGTACAAAGAACATTAACGCTTGTTGATGGAAAGTATGAATTAGGTGAGACAAAAACTGAAGCATCTAATCGTATAATCCCGATGACAGAAGAATTAATGGGAGAGTTGTTAGAATATCAAAGTCATAAGAAGGAGAACTCTTTCGACTTGTTAATTTGCACAAGAAATAAAAAAATCGTGCATCCATATACGATACGCTACCAAATGAAAGCTTTGTGCGAAGCAATTGACGTACCGTATATTAGATTCCACGATATCCGAAGAACGTTTACAACTATTTTAATCGATTCTGGCGCAAATGCAAAGGTTGTTTCAAAATTGCTTGGTCATACAAATGTTTCTACAACTTTAAATATTTATACTGATGTTTATGAAGAACGTCAAATTGAAGTAACTGAAATGCTAGGAAATGTACTGAAAAGTGGTCGTAAATCAGATGCATAACTAGGATGTATAGTAAAAATATACATGGAGGTTCATGTTATGAAGAATCAGTTTAAACACAATGCAGACGGCTCAACAACAATTTATTATACTCATCCAAAGACCGGTGACTTATTCGAAACCATCATCGATACCGAGGATTTTGAAAAAATCAACAGTGTCAAAAACACTTGGGTATTTTATAAAAACGGCAAAAAAGTTAGAGTTAAATGTAGAATTGGTAACAAGCATCATTACCTTTATAGATATATCATGAATGCTGAAGATAGTATTGTAGTAGACCACATAGATGGTAATACATTAAACAATAGAAAATCTAACTTAAGATTAGTTTCACAAAAACATAACCTGCACAATCAGAAACAAAGAGGGAACTTACCTAGAAATGTTAATTACAATCCTTTGAGAAATAAGTATAGAGTTACATTCATGGTTGATGGTAAACGAAAAAGTTTTGGGCAATACGATACTGTCGAAGAGGCTGAAAAAGTAGCAATTGAAGCTCGTAGAAAATTCATGCCTGGTTCTATAAAATGATGATATGTGGGCAGTTTGTGGTCAATAAGGAAAAACAAGGTGGTCAAACCCCGCGGTATAAGTGATATAATGCATTTATAGTGTAAGTTTTTTCTTTACACTATAATGAAGTCATCATAGTAAATAATATATAGAGTATCACGTTTTTCAAAAAGATGCTACATCGAAAGGAGAGATTACCATAAAAGCCAGTGGTATTGTTGTTGAATATAACCCTTTTCATAACGGTCATGCTTATCATGTGCAACAAACAAAAAAGTTAACACACTCTGATATTACAATCGCTGTTATGAGTGGCCCTTTTTTACAACGTGGTGAGCCAGCACTCGTATCCAAATGGTATCGTACCAAAATGGCCTTAGCATGCGGTGTAGACCTCGTTGTAGAGCTTCCTTATGCCTTTTCAACGCAAAAGGCCGAAACCTTTGCAAATGGCGCTATTTCTATTTTAAACGCCCTACACGTTTCTGAAATTTGTTTCGGCAGTGAAGATGGACAAATCGAAAATTTTTATAACACCATCTCTGTGCAGAAAAATGAAGAAGAGACTTTTAATCGTCTTGTAAAGCAATTTATGAACGCAGGTAATAGTTACGCAAAAGCTACATCTGAAGCTTTCCTACACATTTTATCTTCTGAAAAAAATATAGACATGTCACAACCAAATAACATTTTAGGCTTCCAATACATAAAAGCAATTCTAATGCAAAATAGTTCTATGCAAGCACAAACGATAAAAAGGTTCGCATCTCATTATCATGATGAAACATTTAACGACCAACATATTGCAAGCGCAACAAGTATTCGCAAACAACTTTTTAGTGAAAATAGTTCCTTTACAGAAATTGAGCCTTTCATCCCAAAAGCGACTGCTTCTCTTTTAGCAAGTTATAAACAAAACTACGGGACATTACATAATTGGGAACAATACTTTTCATTTTTTAAATACAAACTTATGACAATGTCTCCAGAAGACTTACGACATATATATGAAATTGAGGAAGGGTTAGAGCATCGTATTTTATCAAAAATACAAACCAGTTCCTCCTTCCATTCATTCATGGAAGCGTTAAAAACGAAACGTTATACGTGGACTAGATTACAAAGAGCTTGTACACATATTTTAACAAATACAACAAAAGAAGAAATACATTGCGCAAATATAGAGCAACATGCACCATACATTCGTCTATTAGGCATGTCACAAAAAGGACAAACGTACCTTTCAAAAAACAAGAAAAAAATAGAGCTTCCAATCCTTACCCATACAAAAACATTTGACCATCCTACTTTACACATAGATCGAAAAGCCAATTCTGTATATTTCTCCATCATACAAGAACCATTACGAACACAACTACTAAAACAAGATGCAACACATCACCCAATTCGTTACGATGAAACAACTGCAAAATTCCTATAAAAA